AGAAACCCTCCAGGAGGAACTTGTTGGCGACGTTGGAGAGGATGCCGCCGACGTCGATGATGGTCATCCCCGCCTCGATGCCCCGGCCGAAGGCGGCTTCCAGCACGCGGCGGCTATCCCGGAAGGTGCGGCCGGTGTAGCCGTTGGCGATCGCGGCCTCGATGAGCAATTCCTGCAGGCCCAGCCCGCTCTGGAATCGCTTCGCTGCAACCTCCAGCGCCTGCGCCGAGCAGACCTTGTCGAGTCCCTCGAGCTTGGCGCTCTGGAAGCACGCGGCCTCCAGGACCTCGCCGGTGATGCTCGTGTCGGGCGCGTGGATGGACGGGGCCTTGGGTCGGCTGGCGCGGAGCACTTCGAGTTCGGTGCGGGTCGCATCCCATCCGTCGCGGATGGCCTGGGCCTCGATGTCGAGGTGCTTGCCGGCGCAGATCTTTCGCACCGCCGCGATACGGCTGGTCTCTGCAAGGGCCTCGGCGCGGAGCGCGGCTGCGCCCGCCCCGGGCGCGGGATCGGCATCACCGCCGGACGGACTGCCGCTGCCACCCCCGCCCTGTTGGGCGGCGATGGAGGCGCTGGTGCGGCCGTCGGCTCCGAGGTCCACGAAGCTGATCTCGCCGAGTGTCGCCTTGCGAACGACGTTGATGGGGCCAGCGAACTCCTGCCCGTTCACGATCGCTTTCTGCGACTCGCGGATGAACTCGAACTCCTCGACGCTGGCGCCCACCGACGCCTGCCAGGGGAACCCGTTCCGTGACGACGCGACCACCTCGCGGGCGGTCGCGGTGTCGCGCGAGATCACGCCGGTCGCCACGAGCTGCCCGCCTTCGACCTTGATCGCGTCGGTGTGGCCGACGCCAGCGGCCGGGTCATGGGCGAACCGGATCGGGCGGTTCTGCGACGGGACCGAAAGCCCGGCGAGATCGAGCACCACGGGATGACGCCAGCCGGCGACGCGCATGGCACCGCCGGTGTACGCCAGCATCTTGAAGCGAGGCAGTGCCTTCTCGGCATCGGCCCCGCCAGCGCCGGCGGCGATGGCGGTGATCTCCGCCGTGCCGGTGAGCGTGAGCGGAGACGTGCCCGCGGGCGCAGCGGCGGCTTCAAGCCGCAGACGCTTGGGCGCGAGTCGGGTCTTCGGAGCGGTGGGGGTCGGAGTCTTCGTTGCCATCGGTGTCGTCCTCTTGGGGCGCGTTGCCCGCGGGAGCCGCGGTGGTCTGGGGGGCGGGGGTCAGTCCGAGTTCATCCATGAGCACGAGCTCTTTGGCGCGCTGGCGGAGCTCCTGCTCCCAGTCGCGTCCTTGACGGGCGAACTCGGCGGCGAGCGTGGTTGTGTGGTTGGCCAGGCGTGTGGCCTGGGCGGTCGCTTCCTTGGCGGGATCGACGTGCTCGACGCCGTCCCAGAACCATGCGTGCTCGGGCAGTGCCGCCCCGCGCTCCCGAAGCGACTGCGGGAGCAGCCCTTCCACGAGCACCGCTTCGTTGAGCCACGCCTTGAGGAGTCGGTCGAGCACCGCGAGCTGCAGATGGTGCTGCTCGACACGGATGCTCTTGAAGTACACCTGGTGGTCCAGGCGGCCGCTGGCGTAGTTGTACCCCGAGGAGTTCCCCGCCGCGACGTTGAACGGCATGTTCAGACAGCGGGCGATCTCGTTGAGGATCTCGCGCTTGAACTCGCCGAAGGTTGTCGTCGGTTGCTCTGCGTGAACCTGGCCGAGCTTCCAGCCACCGGGGAGCACCGTCGCCAATCGCTGTTCGAGCTCGACTTCGTCCATCGGCTCCAGCGGGTCGGCCTCGCCGTTGGGAGGAGCGTCGGTGTAGATGACGGCGGCGAAGTTGGCGGCAGTCTCGGCCGCGGCGATCGTCGCCAGCGTGTAGCGCCGAAGCTGCGCGAACAGCGGGAGCGCCGGCGTGATGTCTGGGATGCCCCGGAGCTGGCCGGGGCGATCGGCGCGGAAGTAGTGCACGACGGCCGACGCGGCGAACGTGTCGTACGCGCCGATGTCGTCGATAGGGGCGCGGAGAAGGCCGCTGTCGCCCGGATGCCGCTTCAGCACGCGGTACGCGGAGGGGTTGCCCCACTGGTCGAGCACGATGCCGTCGATCTCGTCGGTGCGCCCTCGCCGCAGGAGCGGCGTGCAGACCTGGTCCGCCTCGATGAGTTTGAGGTCCAGCGATACAGGCGACCCCCACAACGCGATCGCGGGGTTGTTGACCAGGAGCGCAAACGCCTCGCCGCTCTCGGCCCGGGCCAGCCGCATCGTGCGGAGCTTGCCTGCAAGGTCCACCGCCCGGGACCACTTGTCAAAGGCCGCCTCGATGCGGGTGTTCGCATCCGTGTCATCGGTTAGCATCTGCAACCGAGGACCCGTGCCGATCGTGTCGTTGGCGAGCGTGAGGGCGATGCCCTTGGCGTAGGAGTTGTTGGCGACCTCGTACCGGGCGCGGTTGCGGAGGATGCGCCGGACTTCGGGATTCACCGCGGCGTTGGGCGAGAGACCATCCGCATTCGCCCAGTGCTTCCGGTTGTCGGGCGTGGTCTGCGCCGAGTCGAACTTCGCGACGACCAGCCGACGGCTGCCGCGTGTACCGCTTCCGTGCGGTGTACGCGACGCCGTCAGGGAGGGAGAGGCGGTCTGCGTCCCGCGACCGACCCGGCTCAGGATGTTGGTGATGGTCTTGAGCATGGGGGGTCAGACAGAACCGGGCGGGACGATCTTGGCGAACTTGATGCCGAGGCCGGGCTTCCTCGCGGCGTCCTTGGACGCGAGGTAGCGATCGGCCTCGATCTGGTCCTTCAGCGGGTGCTGCTCGACGGACTGGCCGTCCACCGACGCCTTCGCGGGCTGCGACGCGCTGTCGCGGATGGCCTGCTCGAGGTTGGGGTCAGGTTCTGGCACGCGAGCACTCCGGGCGACGAGACAGGGAGGGTCGCCACGGCATGCCTTTATGCAAAAACCGATCGGGGTGTGGCGCATGTGAGGCAGTGACCTGGCGTTTGTTCCACCGGTAGACCCCAGGCAGCCATCGATCTCAGCGTGAATCGAGAACCAGCCACCACGCGGGCCGGTGCGCCGCTCATGCTCCAATGCGTTCGCTCGTCGTCACGCGTCGCCCGCAGTGGCGACACTCCCGCCGGCGACGGATCGTGCCAACCGGGGTAGCACGGGTGTAGACCACCTCGAAATGCCGGCACCCGCAGGTCGGGCAGACGAGTCCCCTTGGCTTTGCATCCTGCTTCGGCGGCGGCTTCGTCGTCATCGCGCCCGCTCCTTCAGCGCCGAGAGTTTCAGCCGGGGACGAGCCATCACCTTCTGGTCGGTCCCGAACAGCACCGCCCCCTGCATCGACGCTGCAATCGCGCAGCCGACCAGCCCGTCCAGCCAGTGGTTGTCGAGCCCATCGACGCGAAGCTTCCACTCGTCGACGGTGCGGCCCCGGCCTTCGGTCCGCACCCGGTACTCGCTGGTCAGGTGCTCGGCCAGGAGCCGGTGGTGCTCGGGCTTGTGGCCGAAGAGCGACAGCCCGCCCGGATCGCCCATCGGCACGGCGAGCCGCGCATGCACGAACGACTTCCAGAAGTTCGTGTCGAAGAGCACGTGCCGCACCGCACGCTTCCCCGTGACCACCGGGACTCGCCAGTTGAGCCCGACCCGCTCGCCGCGCTTGCGCTTGTAGTCGCTGAAGGGAAGACTGCTGGCACCCACGTACCGACCGTGGCTGGGCGTGAGTACGCTCGCGTGCGGGCTCTGGCGGCAGAACTGGTAGACCACGTCCGTCGACGAACCCCAGTTGGCGTCGATGAGGCAGCGGTCGATGCGCACCATTGCACCGTCGTCGCGCCGCCACTCGCGGGCCACGGTCGCGTCGATGAGCCGCTCCAGACCGCGATAGATCGCGCCCTCGACGCCGGCACGTGGCGACGCGGTCCCGAGCGTTCGCTTGATGTCCCGGAGCGTGAAGTACGCCTGCTTCTGGTCCGGCTCGGTCCCGTAGTCGATGACATGCCCGGTGAAGTCGTCCTCTCATGCGGCGACCAGGTAGAAGAGCGCCTTGCCCTGCACGTTCACGAACATCGTCAGATGCGAGCACCCGAGAGGGACCAGCCCGCGGGCGTGGCCGTTCACCTTCGCCGCGATCTGGTCGGCGCCAAGCAGGTCGTCCGCGACCTCCACCTCGGGCAAGGGCTCGTTCTGGTACTCGGCGAAGAACGCCGCCTCGTCTTGCAGCCGGAGGTTTATCGCGTGCTGCACCGCTGACAGTTCGTCCTGGTTGAAACGCTCCGGCCAGGCGATCACTGCGCCAG